TCGCGCTGATGCCCCTGACGACGGAGACAGGCAAGGAGGCCGCCCTCACCTTCGCCTCAGACACCGTGACGGCGAGCGCCAACCCGGTCGCGGGCACCGGAGCGCAGTCTGCCGCCTCGGGCGACATCGCCCTTGGGGCCACGGCAGGCACGCTGCAAATCGTGACGATCCCTCTGAGTACGGCAGTGTACGCCTCCGCAACGGCAGGGCAGATCGTGGGGGTGCTCACGCGAACAGCTATCGCGGACGGTACGGAGCTGACTGGGCAGGTCGGTGTCGTGGGGGCAGCCTTGATCTACACGATCAACCGCTGAGAAAATCTAGAGTTTGCGCGTGATTCCAGCAGGCGCGAGGGGCCTCCTAGGCGCTGTGATCGCCCACGAGTCCTCTGACGCAAGGTCCCGAGACCGACTTGAGTGGCACCGCGCAACCCGTGCGGAGCCTCTCTGGAAGGCCAAGGCAGGCAGGAGTCTGCTACAGAAGGTGGCCGCTCAGACGGGCGAGGGCCGCTTCTTCGACGACACCGGCAAGCTACGGGAGGGCGCGAGCGAGCTGCTGAGCGTCGTCGGCAGCAGCGACCTCTACAAGCTGGCGAACCCAGTAGCCGATCGCGAGGAGTCAGATCGTCCCTACGAGGAGAACGTCTGGGTCCGAGCAGGCATCAAGGCGATCAGCGAGGGCTTCGTGCGGATGCCGCTGCAGCTCTACCCTCAGGAGCCAGACCAGGGCGTCGAGCCACTGGCCTCGCACCCGCTCCTCGACCTGCTTGCGGACCCGAACCGGGTCATGACGCCGACGCAGTTCTGGAGGGCGCACGCCATCAACATGAAGCACGATGGCGAGTGCATCTGGTTCATGATGGACGAGAACGGCGACCCGGTGCAGAGCAACGCTCAGACGCGCCTGCTCGGGGCGATGCCGGCCAGCGTGGTGCCTGTGCGAGGCAGCCTCGTCGAGATCCAGTACGACGCCGGCGGGATGCCCGCGACGTACCGCTACACGACTTCCTACAGCCGGCAGAGCAGCAAGGTCAGCCCAGCCTTCCCCGTGGGCTCGGTCGTCCACTACCGCGACTACGACCCCTACAACTTCGCACGGGGTCTGGGCGACGTTGACTCCCTGGAGCGGGAGACCGACCTCTACTTCCAGGCGTTCCGCGCGATGGACGCCAGCGTCCGCAACGGCGGGGACCCTGGCGGCTTCATCATCTACGACCACGAGGTAGACGCTGCGGAGATGCAGCGCCGGCAGGAGCTTGCTGACGACGAGTTCAGCGGCCCAAATCAGCGCCGCATGAAGCTCTTGCAGAGCAGCGCCAAGTTCGTGCCGAACCCGGTGAAGCCGAGCGATATGCAGTACGAGACGCTGCTGACTTGGCTGAGGGACAGCATCCTCGCTGGCCTCGGCGTGCCGCCTCCCTGCGTAGGGGTGTACGACAACGCGACCTACAACAACGTCGAGACGGCGCACAGGGAGTTGTGGACCGGTCCCAACGGGATCCTGTCGCTGGCAAACAGCACGGCGGACGTTCTGACGAACGATCTGCTGCCTCGGATGTTGCGGATCGGCAGCCCCCAGGGGACCGTCGCCTACTTCAACAGCAGCCACATTGAGGCGCTTCAGCGCGACGTGGGCGAGCAGTTGGAGCGAGCCGCAAACATCTCCGCCAAGGGCATCGGTGTCTCGTACAACGAGGTGCTCCAGCAGCAGGGGGTCGAGGTTGAGCAGCCGGAGGAAGGCGACCGCAAGTGGGGCCTCGCCACGCTCATTGACCTTGACGCGCCTGAGCCAGAGCCTGCGCCGGAGCCCCAGGAGCCCGAGGACGACGACACCGAGGACGACGACACCGAGCAGGCCAGCCGCACGACTCTGGCCGACAAGGAGAGGGTCGACGAGGTGTACGCCGCGTGGCGCAAGGTCGTCAACATGAGTGCCAGCAGCCTTGAGGCGTGGGGCGAGACCGAGTGCAGCCGCAAGGCTTCGCTGAACCCTGGAGCCGTCATCAAGCGCAACGTGGCGCTGATGCGGAAGAAGAAGTCCGAGTGGGGCACCCGCGAGGTCAAGGCCGCCAACAGGGCAATCTCGTTCATCTCGCGGATGCGAGGGATGCCTCGGGGCAAGCCCGTTGGAGACTGCCCGAGCAAGCGCGACATCTCGCTGAAGAACTGGGGATACGACCCCGGATCGGGCCGCAACAGCCTGGAGAGCAACGCCGGCGTCGAAGGGTGCTGCGGAGAAGGAGTGGGAGAGCCGGTGGCCTTGGAACGGGACGCCGGCGAGCTATACGCGCACCTGTGGGATGATGGCGTCGGCGTTGCCCTCACACGTCACGAGGGCCTTGACGACTACGTCGACAAGCCACTATACAGCGCAGCCCTGGAGTGGCTCGAAGACTACGAGAAGGCCCAGCTCGCGAAGCTCCGACGCATCGCCAACGGCAGCTTCCGGCGACTCAGCATCTTCGACGAGAGCATCAACCCTGAAGGGCTGACGACGGCGGCGTGGGCTGCGATCCTCCTGGACGCGCCCAAGTGGGCTGAGAAGCTCGATGTCGCCGTGCAGGCCCGACTTGCGGAGGTCTTCGCGGAGGCGATGCAGGACGCAGCCAGCGAGCTTGGGGCCGGCGTGGTGAGCAGCACCGACCCGACCGTCATCCAGCGCATCGCAACTCAGCGCATCGGGCTCGTCGAGGGCGTGAATAGCGTGACTGAGCGCCGTGTGCGAGACGCCATCGCTGGCGTGTTCACGAAACTTCACCCTCCGGGCAACCTGCGGCAGGTAGTACAGCAGGCACTCCCCGAGCTGACGGAGGAGCTGCGTCGAGTCTTCGGCACGAAGGAGGCGCGAGCGGCGACTATCGCAGCGACCGAGACGGGCAAGGCTCAGAACCAGGGCAAGTTCACCCAGTACGAGGCGAGCAACGTCACGAAGATCCGGTGGCGAGCCAGCAACGACAAGTTCACCCGCCCGACGCACATCTCCGCCAACGGCCTCGTCCGCACAATGGGGGAGCTGTTCCCGAACGGCCTGCGCTACCCGCACGACCCGAATGGCAGTGCCAGCGAGGTCATCAACTGCCGGTGTACCTACACCGCCGTGGAGCGCCGAGACGCGCTCGACGACCCTGACATCGAAATCGCATGAAGTACGCCCAGCTCGTCGAGAAGTTCCGCGCAGGCACCGTCACCGATGCCGACCTTGCAGGCGTCAGCGCCGAGGATTGGATGCAGGTACGCCAGGAGGCTGGTGATGGCATCCTGCGCTACGCCCTGACCGATGAGGCATACGCAGCCCCAGACGGCCTGAAGACCGGCGACATGGTCCGCTGGCGAAGCTCCGGCGGCAGCGCCGAGGGCCGCATCGAGCGCATTGAGCGCAAAGGGACCATCAACGTCCCCGGTGCCGACTTCAAGGTCAAGGGCACTGAGGACGACCCGGCAGCCCTGATCCAGGTCTACCGAGACGGCGAGCCCAGCGACACTCGCGTGGGTCACAAGTTCTCGACCTTGACGAAGATCAGCAAGGGCAAGGCGAGCTACGGTCGCGGCAAGAAGGATGACGAGGACAAGATGGGCCGGCGGAGCTACGGCTACGTCATGGTCAGCGACGACCTGATCCCGCCCCTCAAGGACAAGGTGATGGCGAACGCCTGGGACACGAAGGAGTTCGTGTACCGAGGCAGCAACGTCCTCTACGACCACAACATCCAAGAGTCGCGCCCGCCGATCGGCAAGGTGACGGCGATGCAGAAGGGCGTTGAGCTGCGGAAGGGCGGCAAGACCTTCAAGGCCCTGACCGGCGACGTTGAGTTCGCAGACCGAGCGATCTATGACTTCGCCGGCCTCGTCGAGGACCTGGTGGAGGCCAAGCTCCTGAGCAACGGCAGCGTCGGCTTCGACGTCATGAAGATGCGTCCGCCCACCGAGGACGAGCAGGAGACGATGGGTATGAAGCCGTTCTCCGCCGTCATCCAGAAAGCCAACCTGATCGAGTTCTCGATCACGCCGCTCGGGCGCGACAAGAACGCCCGGCTGCTCAGCGCAGACGGCACGGACCTGCTGGAGCAGAAGCTCGCAGAGTTCGCGGAGGCTGGCATCCACGCGGATAGCGTGCTCGGAGAGTTCCGCGAGACGCTGGCCCGAGACCGTGGAACAGCCACGAAGCTCTCGGTCACGGTCCCCGAAATGCCTGAGCCGGAGGCCGAGGCTTCTGTCAGCTGGGACAGCACCGAGATCAGCAACGCGCAGAACCCGATCACCTTCGCAGACGTCAAGGCGCGAGAGCAACTCGACGACCTCCGCACCGAGATCGCTTCGCTCCGTCAGGAGTTGGACGACATCAAGGTCCAGTCCCAGACAGACCTGTACGAGGCGCTGACTGAGCTGAGCGCCGCACCTTCCACCGACGAGCCGGCAACTGGCGACGGCTCTTCGGACCTCTACACCCTCGCCAGAGACCTGGGCTTCACGCCCGACAACTGAACCCAATATGCTCGACGAAAACATCGAGAAGGGCCGGGACGAGAAGCGGCAGGAGTTCCGCACGCTCCTTCGAGACGAGGTCTCGGAGGCCGTCAAGGCCAACATGGTGGACGTCACGAACGCGATGTCCGTCGTCACCGAACGCATGAACCGCTGGGAGGCGGAGCAGGACGCCGCCGAGAAGGAGGGCAGGAAGCACAACCTGCCCGGCTCGATGGAGGAGACCCACGAGGGCGAGACCTACAACTTCGGTCGCGTCTTCCGAGGGCTCACCCTCGGCAACCCCGAGAAGGAGTGCCCGATGGAGCTTGCCATGTCGCGCGAGCTGTACGACATGGGCACCGTGCCGGACACGGCGGGTGGCTTCCTCGTCCCCACCCAGGTCTTCGAGGACCAGATCATCCCGCTCCTGCGTCCGCAGGTGATCGCGATGGACCTTGGCATCACGCAGCTCCCGGTGACGGGCGCTGGCGTCGTTGAGATCCCCCGCGAGGTCAGCGGCCCGGCAGTCGACAACGTGGCTGAGAACGCCGCCAACACGGCGACGGACCTCAGCTTCGGGAACCACCGCCTGGAGCCCCACTGCGCTCAGTCCTACGTCAAGGCCAGCCGCAGGTTCCTGCAGCTCGGCGTTGGCGCTGACCAGTTCATCCGCCGTCGCATGGCGGAGGAGCTTGCGCTGAAGTGGAACGAGTGGATCCTGAAGGGCACCGGCGCTGACGGCAACCCGATCGGCATCTACAACACCGCCGGCGTGAACACCGTCGACTTCACCTCAGCGACCTCGGGCTCCGGCGCAGTCGTCACCGCCGACTTCTACACCGATCTGCTTGCGATGGAGGACACGCTGGCTGACGCCAACGCGCTCACCGGAGCGCAGTCGCTTGGCTTCGCCGTCGCCAACCGATTCCTGCGGGCTGCTCGCCAGATCAAGAGCGAGGACAGCACCGCCGATCACCTGGAGATGGGCCGCAAGATCTTCTCGGCAGGCGCTGAGGACTTCATCCTCGGCTACCGCTACCGCCGCACGACGCAGCTTGCTTCGGGCGCAAACACCGAGGCGATCTTCGGGGACTTCTCGAAGGCCGTGCTCGCTACCTGGAACAACCTCAGCATCGAGGCTTCCAACGTCGCGGACGACGCTCTTCAGAAGCGCCAGACGCACATCGTGGCTTACATCGACGTTGATGTGGCCGTCACCCAGCCGACCGCGTTCTGCGTCACGCAGAACCTGGACACGACCAACCTCTGATCGGAGACCATTTCAATGGCTGCAACAGACTTCACTTCGGCTGGGCGCGTGGTCCAGCTCCTCGATCCTGACGCGCACAGCGCGGGTGCGACCCCGGCTGGCGTTGAACTCGACACCAAGGGCTGGCGCTGGCTTCATGTCGCCGTCAACCTCGGAACCAACGCCGCGACTGCGGATGGCACGATCAACGTGCAGTCCTCAGACACGAGCGGCAGTGGCTTCGCCACGATCTCGGGCGCGACATTCACGATCGCGGCCACCGACGACGACACCGTGCTGCACGGTGTCATCGACCTTGAGCAGCAGTCCCGCTACATCAAGCTGGACACCACGACCGGCACCGGAGGCGTCTGCGACATGGGCGTCGTCGGCGTCCTGTACGGCTGCGCCAACACCGCTGAGTACATCGACGCCTCCGCTGGTGGGGCCGATGAACTCGCGTTCCAGGTCCTCGTCTGATCTTCCCAGGAGGCCCTCAGAGCTTGGCAGGGCTCTGGGGGCCTCTGCTCCCCCACACCTGCCCGAAAGACATGAACAAGTTCCAGCAAGTCCCTGGCCGTGAAGGCTTCCACCGCGTCCTGCGAGGCCGCGCTCTCCACTGGCCGTCCCAGGACGGCAAGCCCATGATCTGGGCACGAGCCGGCGAGGTCGTCGACCTGCGCTCGCCGTACCTGTGCGAGATCGCTCAGAAGACCGGCCAGTATCACAAGCTGGAAAAAGTCGAGGAGGTGCCCGCAGACGCGGCACTGATCGGCATCGACGACATCCCGCACGAGATCCGAAGCAGGCTCCAAGAGTACGAAGCAGGCAAGCCCGCAGACAGCCCTCAACGCTTCACTGAGCCTGCCCGCCAGATCGACTTCTCCGCGCTGCCGAGCGCAGCGCCGGAGCCCGAGGCCAAGCCGAAGCCCAAGCGGAAGGCGAAAGCCAAGGCTCCGGCTCAGGAGTCTCCGCCCGAGCCGCCGGCGGACCTCGCCTACGAGCCGAAGCCGGAGGAGCCCTCTGATGACTGAGCAGCTCCGATGGCGAGGCGCGGACTACGTCGTCCTCGTGGGCGGAGAGCCGGTTCGCGTCGGTGGGCAGGTCTTCTTCCCAGGGCTGCGCTACACCGCAACCTCAGCGGTCGTCCAGGCCCACCCTGCTCTCTTCCAGGCCGTGATGCCGGACGAGACGACTGAGGAGCCGGAGACGAGCCCGGAGCCGCTGGAGCGGCTTGGAGACCCCGAGGAGTAAAGCGTGCCGAACCTGACCAACACGCTCCAGCCGATCAACCTGTCCACGGCGGCCCGGATCATCGCGAAGATGGACCTGTCCGACGC